AAGAATTATGAATTGGTTAGATAGTTATATAGATTTACCAGACGAACAAACATTTTGTGCCTGTTGTTCAACAGAAACACAAGGCGACTACTATTGTTCAACTGAATGTTTTAACGCAGATATAGAATGATTTTATTAATAGACGCAGATAGTTTAATATTTGCAGCGTGTTACAAAAAAAGGGAATACGCCACAGACGAAAGGTATTACACAAATATAGATGACTGCAAGGCAAAGTTTGACCAACAGTTTATGAGTATAGTAAACAAACTTGAAGATATATATTCAGTCGACAAAGTAATAACGTTTAATGGAAGTAAAGGAAACTTCAGAAAGCTCATTACAAATACATATAAAGCAAATAGGAAAGCAACGGACTTACCACCATTATTAAACGAAATGCACGATTATGTAAAAGATCAATACGACAGCGTATGGGGTCACGGTATTGAAACCGATGATATGGTGGCACGTTATTGGTTTGAACTCTCAAATGAAATAGGGCGTGATAATGTAATGATTGTCAGCATTGACAAAGATTATAAACAGTTTCCTTGTTTGATGTATAATTATCATTATAAGCATAAAGTTGTTTTAGATATAAGTGAAGATGAAGCTTTATTTAATTTTTACGAACAAATGATCATCGGCGATGGAGCTGATAATGTTCAGTACTTTAAAGGCAAAGGGAAAGTATTTGCAGGGAAATGGTTTGCAGGATGTGATTCTAAATATAAATATACGAAAAGAATGTACGAATTATTCAGGGAAGAATACAGGGGGAAAGCTAAACAGAAATATATAGAATGTTGGAATTTATTAAAATTAAGGACAGATTAAAAAAAAATGTTAATTAATTAGTTTATAAGTAAAAAAGGTTTTATATTGCAGTATCTTAAAAAACAAAAATATGAAATACAAACAAAATTTAAAAATAACAGGTAACAAAGTATTCAGTTATAATACTCACGTTGCAACTATTGAGGGTAATGATTTAATACAGTTAGGTTATTGGAGCATTACAACTCAGAAACATATTAACCACGTAGCCGAAGAACTTGATTTAATATTAATAAAATAGATATGAAACTATTTGATGACGAATGGGGGGTTGATGAATCACCAATAGAAGATGTAGAAATTACCACGACGATGCTGTATTTTAGTAAGCCAGAACTAAAAGAATTTAAAGCCTTATGCAAGAAAGGTATAATGATAGAGTTCCAAGAAGGCTACCAACAAAAAGGAAACCTTAGTGATTTACTTTTAAAAGTATTAAAACAAAGATATGAAAATAGATAAAATAATAGTAAAAAGAGTTTTAGATAGCGATAAAGCTGCAAAGCTAAAAACTAAGTTTCTTGATTCAAGCCATTACAATACATTAATCACAAATTCTTGTGACGCCTATGATAACTATGGAAACCTATTGTTTAGGTTCAGGAAAAATGCAATACCTATGGACGTACTCAAAAACGGTGTTGACGCCTTTAAAGGGTCTATAGAGGTTACTGAGGGTCGTGGTTCTGCTAGTGGTAGCAGTCATAAAAGAATTAGGAAAGATGGCACTATTAGTAATATAACGGTCGGCAATAAGGTAGAGTCTGGGAACGTTGGTTTTATGGATAGCGGTGCGATGATTAAATATTGTAGAACAACCGCATTCGCCAAGAATCATTTTGATAAATTCAAACAAGGAATACCGTTCGTAGAGTTTATTGACAAAAAATATAAAGAACTATGCCCAGAACACTATGCAAAACAAAAAGCGATTGCAGATGGAACGAATAGGAATTATGTTATAGGGAACACAAGTTTTACAACAGTTACAGTAAATAAGAACTTTAGAACTGCCTGTCACCAAGACGCAGGTGATTTCCGTGAGGGGTTTGGTAATTTAATAGTTTACCGAGAAGGGGGTTATGACGGTGGGTTTTTTGTAATGCCTGAGTTTGGAGTAGCGATAGACCTAGAAAACACTGACGTATTATTTGCTGACGTTCACAAGTGGCACGCAAATACAGAGTTTAATAATTGCACAGAAGATTGGTTGCGGATTAGCTTTGTAATGTATTACAGGGAGAATATGATAAAATGCGATAGCCCTAGTAAAGAGCTTCATAAAACAAAAATGGAAAAGACTGGGTTTTTAACACTATAAACAAAAACAATGAAAACAACAACAAAACAAAGCAAAGGATTAAAATTTGAATCATTCATTATGGATTGGTTCGCAGAAAACCATAAGATTAACCTAAGCCATTACACAACCTATGATGAGCAAATACACAAAGGCGAGAACAGGCAGGGCATTGAAATAAAGAACGACCAGATGTTTAAAAAGACTGGCAACCTATTTATAAGTGTAGAGCGTGAATATGGCTATAAGAAGCACCCAAGTGGTATCTACAAAGACCAGAGTTGGCTTTATGTTATAGGTGATGTAGATTGCTTTTATATTTTTGCGGTTAAACATTTGAAACAAATATACGAAACAAACGGTATGCCGTTATTCAAAGGCTTTAAAACGCCAAAGGGCGGTCAAGAGATGGGTTACTTATTAAACAAAAAAAACGCTGACAGGTTTTGTATTCAGAAAATAACAAGTCAAACAAAATTATTTTAAATATGGATAACTTATATATATATATCCCAACAAAAGGGAGATGGAGTAATTGTAAAACCGCAAACCTTATAGGCGAATATAAAAACTTATTTTTAGTAGTAGAGCCAAAAGAATACAAATATTATATGGAGCAATACCCTAAAATTAATATTTTAAAATTACCTGAAAATGATAAAGGAATTATTTATTCAAGAAACTTTATTAAACAATATACAGAAAGTAAAAATATAAAGTATTATTGGCAATTAGATGATGATATATCGTATATTTATAAAAGGGAGTTAACAAAACTAATAAGGGAAAACCCTATAACAGCCCTTGAGTATTGTGAAAGTTATTTTATAAATAATGATATTTCAGTTGGTGCATTGGAGTATAGGCAGTACGCTTGGTCTTCCAAAAAAGAGGTTGTATTAAATTCATTTTGTGATAGCGTTGTTTTTATAAATAATAAACTTACCAAAAATATGAGGTACACTATTGGCACTAAGGAAGATAGAGATTTTTGCATACAAGCTATAAGCAATGGATTAAAGACTGGTAGGCTCACCACTTATGCATTTTCAGCACCACAAAACGGGAGCAATAAAGGTGGTTTAAAAGAAATATTCTATGACGTCAAAGATGCTGAATTAAATACTTGTAAGAAAATGGTTGAAATTTGGGGCGAAAACATTTGCAGGCATATTGTGAAAAAAGACGGAAGAAATGATTTAAAAATAAACTGGAAAAATATTAATAGTAATCAAATAAATTTATTTTAATGAGAGCAACTTATTTACATTATGAAAACGGTAAAGGCTATGATGTTATAGACTTTATAAAAGATTATAACCTCAACTTTAATAGAGGTAATATAATCAAATACATAACCAGAGCACCAAACAAAGGAACGGAGCTGCAAGACTTAGAAAAAGCTGCAGACTACCTTAGGCGTGAAATAGAATATATGAGAGAACAACAACAACAATGGATAGAGAAGAACAAATAAAATACTACGAAGAAATGGAACAAAAAGAACTAGAACACCAAGAAAAAGTCAGGGGAGTACAGGACGAACCAACAGACCCAATCACGCCAAGACACTTAAACTATTTAAAGTGCGTATTGATTAGCCAATTACTATTGGAAGCAAACGATGAACTAAAAGGCAGCGTAGGATTCAAACAGAACGTAAAACTACAAGTAAACAAAACGTCTAAACTATTGGAAGGAATATATCAAGAAGGGTTTAATACTGTTTACGGCAATAACCCTGAAATGTGTACCAATGTATTAAATAAAATAGATAGCTTAATACATAACATTAAAACCGCTTCAGTTGATGAGTTGGTAATGATTGAGGCACTTGTAAAACAATACAAAGAAAACAAA